GTCTTACCTTCGCAGAATTGTTTGATGTTGTCTTTGTGTTCTTCACTATTCCAGATTTTTTCCAGTCCTTTTCTCCGGTTATTCGTCCTGCGTGTCTCCGGGCAGGTGACGGCTGATGTGGATGTCACGCCATCACCCTGGTTATACCATTTTCACCATGCTCAAAACGTGCGGATTTTGCCGTATTATATGCCAAATTTAGTAATCCACCAGAGAATGAATCCCTGAGAAATCCATATATTATATCAAAATTCGCATTAGCAATGTCTACATACTGGAAACATGCCGGCAAGTTCACAATATTATGAATCGTTTGCCAATCTTCGTCCACGAAATCCCTATTACTACGGGTATCATTGATAAGAATCGTATTTTCCACATCTGTAGGGGAGATCATCTTAAGTTCTGGGTTGTAAATACATCGTGTTAACCTTACGATCTCACACTCCCACGCATCACTCATTCCACCACTGGAATCTGTTACATCCATGCAATACAATTTCCCGGGTTGCTCCCCAGGAATACCAATACAAACGCAGATCGGTTTATTGGTGAGATTGTGAAATTCCTCAGGTTTATTGTCAACCTTATAAATTGTTGGTTTTATCTCACAAAAACAACCCAATGTTTTAAGATAAAAATCTGGTAAATACCACCCATATTCCCCAAGATCAAATCCCTCTGGTTCATAATCCCATTCGATTTCCAAGGCATCAAAAAATACCGCCCATCTCGCTTCGAGACGGCTTCTGAAACGATATCCCTTATAATGGGTTTCAATGGGTTGGATTGTTTTTGATGTCACAATCCCACCCCTGAATATATTGTTGCGGCCTTGGGCTGTTCCGGCTCCCATACAAACGGTTCATCACCTATGATGAGTTTGCAGTCTCGCGCCTTTGCCGCCTTCAACAGTTCGGGCAGGCATGCGTATAGGGCGGTGAGATCCCGGCCGGTCATGTACATTTCGATTAAATAACATTGTCCGGGCTGAAGTGGTGCGTTCAAGATAACTTCCCCTGAATAGTGAAGTCATCCAATCTCTGCTGCTTGGTGTTGGCATCGAGGCTTGCTTTTTTCAGGTTCTCATATGCCTGGTCGTAATAGGATTTTTTTAACTCAATCCCGTATGCTCTCCGGCCCATTCTCACGGCTTCATAGAGGGTGGACCCGATGCCGACAAAGGGATCGAATACCAAATCTCCGGGATTCGTCCATAGTTCCAGGCATCGTTCAATCACATCAAGTTGCAACGGGCAGATGTGCTTCTCATCTTCATCTTCCCTGACGCTCTCCTTCTGAAGTGTTCGGCCTTGCTTAATGTCCATCCATACCGGGCTGGCAACGTTCTGCCATTTCTCAACGGGATAACTCCGGTTATCGTGGGTGATGGGTTCTGCATTCTCTCCTGGTTTCCGCATGGTGATAACATAATCCGGCAGACCGTTCCTGCTCATCGAAGAATCTTTTTTAATCTGTTTGTGCAGGAGTCCTAAAGCCTTTGTTCGGGTCATTTCCACTACCGGACACTTCCAGACCGTTACCCTCGAGTGATAGATGAATCCGATTTCTTCAAACAGTCGGATGAGTTGTCCGGAGAAGTCTTTCATTCCGATAACCCCATCACGTTCTTTCATGCGTGGAATGTCCATGCAATGAAACGACATCAGCCGGCCGGGTTTAAGGATACGGTAAAACTCTGTTGATAAATACCGAAAGTGCTGGAAAAACTCTGCATCACTCCGGGAGTTTCCGAGGTCTCGTTCTGAATTAGAATAGCAATACAACTGCGAGAACGGAGGAGAATAGATAATGAAATGAACACCCTCGTCTGGAATCTCCTTAATCTTCTGACATGAATCCCCAAGGATCAGGGTGAACTTCTCATCTGCTTTGCTATCCGTAACATATTCTTCCATTTTTCGCTCCGTCTGCCTGATATTTTTAGATGTGATCTCCTGCGTTGCTGCAATCATCTCGCTGATCATCCGGTTGAAATCGTCCTCTTTTCGCTTGATATTCCTGACAACCGGACCTTCAGCATTGGAAGAAATGATGAAAACATCCACCTGCTTATCCTGCCCAAATCTCCAGCATCTTCTTACCGCCTGGTAATACTGCTCAAACGAATCGGACAGTCCAACAAAACAGACGTTATGGCAATGCTGCCAGTTTAGACCGAATCCGGCAATGCTTGGCTTGGTAACGAGAACCTTAATCTTCCCGTCTGAAAACTCCTTTAAAGTCCTCTCTTTGTATTCCCTGTCGTGTGAACCTCTGATTTCCACTGCTCCAGGTATGGCTTTCGTGAGTTGTTCACTTTCGGAATTAAGGTCACACCAGACTATCCATGATTCATCGAGATACGCAGATTCGTTTACAATTGCTGCCGTGGCTGCTACCCTTAAATCAAGCGAATCCATCCGGGCCTTCCGGCGGTCTGATAACGTGGTGGACCTTACAACGAAGCCATTGTTTTGAGATACGCTTACCTGATGGATTTCCAATGGCGGGAGTAGGAATCCTCCGGTATCTTCGTATTGAAGGTCTGAAGGCTTCGACATCATTACAGCCCATGTTGCTACCCACTCCCAGAACTTCTTAATCGAATGTCCCTTTAATCTCCATTTTGATGTTTCCCCTCCATCGTGAACGAAAAACATTGAGAGCATTTCCGTTCTACCCATTACGCCAATAAATTCTGCATGATTCCCTAACTCCATGTAGTCGTTCGGTGCTGGCGTGGCGGTGCAGGCTAATTTGTATGGAATCTCCCGGAACATCTCAATGATTTGAGTCCTTACCTGCCCGTTGAATGATTTGAGAATTGAACTTTCATCCAGGACAATGCCGATAAATTCAGACGGTGTAAAGTGATGCAGCATATCATAGTTCGTGATGTTGATACCTGGCTGCACATCGTCCTGTGAACGGCATAGGGTTACTCCAATACCTAACTTCTCACCCTCTCCTACCGTCTGATTGGCTACGGCTAACGGTGCAACAACGAGGACATTCTTTCCAGTATGCTGAACGATCTGGTCTGCCCATGACAACTGAATGAATGTTTTACCTAGTCCGGTTCCTAGGAATACGCAGGCTTTGCCCTTGTGCAACGCCCAAATAACTATGTCCTTCTGGAAGTCGAATAGAATCGGGTTTAATACTTCCTTTTCAATTGATATCCCACATGCCTCAAACTGTAGTCGCTTCGATTCGATGAACTTTGCATAGGAGTTATCAATGGATGATTGCGCTCTTTCGCAGAATGCAGCGGTGTTCATGAAGATACCGCCACGTATGCCCCAATCGGCTGACCATACCGGCCTTCTACTTCTCCAATGCGTCTTACTTTACCTGCATGTTCCAGATTGGTTAACGCCCTTCTGATGCTTGTTATCGGCGTTCGTGGTGGGAGTCCTGCCTCGCTCTGGATATCTTCGGCAGATATTCCAGTCATTCCAAATTTCGTGATAAAAGATAGGATTTTATTTTCCTGACTTATGGCTTTTATTTCGAGTGAACGTGCATCATCATCACTAATGATTGTGGTCTGATGGTAATGGCGGCAGATCACTTTCCCGCCCCCTGTGGAAACAGTTGCGGCTTATCCGCCTTCATCTGCATGAACTTTGATAATGCGTATCCATACCCAACGAATGCAACATCAATCAGGTCGGTGACTTCTTCCGGCTTCTCGAAGTTTACGTATATTTTAAGTCCCGGCGTTTTCGTGCTTCCTTCGAAGGAAATTGAGTCCGGCCTGTTCACCCCGCCTTCCTGCCGATGGATAACGATGCTGGTGTTAGGCTGCACAGACGGGCGGGCCTGCACGTTTGCTATGGGTGTTGCCGGCTGGGTGTTGCAGGGTGGTGTGTTGTATTCCACCTTGCTGCCGGTGGTGGTCTGCCCCCATCGCTGTGACAGACGGATGCTGGGATCTTCTTCCTGGTCGGTCATTCTGCACCCTCCCGCATGGCATCCCGTAACACCCTATATCCCGCTGCGATCTCCTTCACTGCATCTTCATAGTCATGCAGTCCGGCGGCGTTGAGTTGTCTCCATGTTTCGGCGGCTTCCTTCATGCAGACTTGATTCTCTATGCTCTTGCTATCCTTCGGAGTTGCATGGTATCCACTTCCACCGTTCCCACCCTTCTTTGCATATGCTGACTTCGATGCCTCGCATTCATGCGGTGTGAGATCAGATGCGTTGTAGGGCTTGGGTTTGATGTCGCCCGTCTTCTGTACCCAGACCAGTTCTCCCTGGCAGAACTTGCAGGCTGACATCAGTATCTATCCTCCTGCATACGTTCAAGTTCTTCATCCCGCTGGCGGTCCGGGTCCGGCTGTCCAATTCCGCATTCTTCAGGGATGTGGTCATAGTGGCAGTCTTCTGAAGATTCGCAGTCATCGCAGGGTGACGGATCGTCTGCCGGGTTGTGGCTGATCCAGTTGTCGAAGGCTGTCATCATACCCTACCTGACCTGCATACGGCCTGACACTCTTTTACCATGCTGGAAGGGCATTCCTCATAATCCCTATCACCACATGTCATGGACCCGAAGCATCCCGGCTTGTAATGCATTCCTAACAATGCATCCAGGCGTTCGTATTCTTCCTGCCATGATGCAAGATCCGCTTCAAGCATTACCCGGTATTTGTTCCGGATGAAGTTCATCTTTTCAACGATTTCCCCTTTCATCGTGCAGAGTGACATGATATCGTTCTCATCTGCGTCTATTACGGGAGAAATTTCTTTATGATTGCAAGAACAATCATTACATGCACATTCGTTTTTTGTCATCTTCTTAACAACCCCTTGCAGGTTGACATACTATTTGTTGTGTTAATTCGTTCATCATGCGGTTCAATTGGGTATCGTGAGATTCCCCTTTCTTTCCAAATGTTTTAAACCGGGAAAGAGTTTCAGTTGATATCTGAATGGTTGTTTTTCCCATACAAGTTATATACACGGTATAAGTATATATAACTATACGTCCTTTATTAAGTATGGATATTGTGATAGAATTTGGTAAATTTTGTGTGATGTGTGGACAGTATAAAAGATTCAATGAATATCATGAAGAGTTGGATAAACGAGATGGATTATCATTTCGCTGTAAATCTTGTTGCAATTTGATAAAAGAAAAACTGGATGAATATAAAAGTCAACAAAAAGTTATTCAGGTTCGGGATATCGTAAAACAACGCAGATGGGCGAGAAGATATTATCTTACCCACAAAGAATACTTTTCAGAATACATGAAAAAATATCAGAAAACTCCAGAAGGGAAACATGCAATGTCAAGAGCAGGACATAAAAGAAGAACAAATGGCGAAAATGTAATAAATGATTTAACCCTTGAACAGTGGAATATAATACTAAAATATCAAAGAAACCGATGTTTGGGATGTGGAAAAAGATTCTCAATTAAACTACGCGCAGAGAAAGATCATATCATTCCCCTCTCTAAAGGTGGTGGATTAACCTTTGAAAATGTCCAGGCGTTATGTAGGTCATGTAATGCCTCGAAACATGCGAAATTAGACTATTCAAAAATTATAACATGGTAAAGTCACTCATTCCCCGCAACTTATATAAAGTAATGGTGTAAACACTGTTAATTATGATGACACTTACACAGCCAACATCACATAATGGACAGTATGGACAGTATATCTTAACACCTGGTGGAAAGGCACCCATACCAGAATGGATGAAAAATAAGAGCAAGTCCCTACCCGGCAGACGGTCTGAACGGATACGGTGGGACCCGGCTATTTGATAATAAAAAATATATTTTTTATAATGCTGTTTTATTCTTTACCATAAGATCCAATCTTCTCTACAAAGGATAAATCGGAGCACAGGCGTATTATCAATCTACTCCCTGAAACATCTGTTACTCCCAAATACGTATTATCGGTGCATATTCCATGTTCTGAAGCAGATGGATAGTAATCAATTTTAGAGACATAGGATAAATCGGAGCATAAATGCTTTTTAATTCTACGATTGCCAGTATCGGTAATATATAGTGTGGTATTATCGGTGCAAATATAAAATGGGCTTAAAAATTGATTGTCTCCGGTTCCCTGTAAGTTATTCTCTGAAATATAGGATAAATCGGAGCAGCGGCGTTTAACAATACCTGCATGTGCAATATAATTGTTGTCGATAGTACCATGATTAATAATATAAAGATTAGTTCCGTCTGTACAGATCCCAATCGGTTCAATATATTTTTGCTCGAGTGGGAAAATCTTTGCGATGAATGAGAGATCAGAACATAATCTTTTTTGAATCCGATTGTTCATAGCTTCGGTAATATAAATATAAGTCCCATCTGTGCAGATTCCTTCAGGTGTATCAAATTGGTTATCCCCTGTGCCTTCTGTTCCAATTTTAGAGACATAGGATAAATCGGAGCATAAATGCTTTTTAATCCTATGGTTAAGGGTATCCGTAATATAAATGTAAGTATTATCGGTGCATATTCCTGTTGCATTCCAAAATTGGTTATCCCCTGACCCGTTTGTACCATATCCCCCAAAAGATGACACAAATGATAGATTGGAGCAGCGGCGTTTAACAATTCGCTGATTTAAGGTATCCATTATGTAATAATATACTCCGTCAGTGCATATTCCATATGGATTATTGAAATGATTATCCCCACATGCAGACCGCCTTATGCCAATTGGATCAACCGTTACTCTATCGCCAATTGATAGTGACGGACAGGCCCGCTGGATAACATCATTCCCCCTTACCCTGTCTCCAATCGCCATTGTTGCACTTTTGAATATGGAAACAGAGCCTATTGTTACCCTGTCGCCTGCTGTGAATGTCATATTGTTGGTTTCGTGATATACACGCCGTTATCCGTCTGTGCGATTGCCGTCCCATTACCAGCCCATTTAATCCAGGCCGCTGTGGTGAGTTCGTTATTCGTATCTTTTAATTTCTTATCTACGATTCGTTCGATTAGATTTACATCTGATACCATCATGATCTCTTTCATCTGTTTTTTTATGGTGAGTGTTCTATCGAGTGTGCATTGGATATCCACAAAAATACCTTCTGGATTCTTCCGATAGGTAATATACGTGATTCTCATGTCCTGTTCAGGAATCTTATCATATCCAACGAATTTAACTAACTGCATGAGCCGTAGGTCAGTTCTTAATTTGAGAGTTGCATGATAGATGGACGAATCCGTTTCGATTAATCCCTGGATAAGATTACAGTATTCATCAACATCATCCTGTGTGGTTAATCCAAGTTCACCAGTCCGGTCCCATACCGGAGGATACATGATTGGCTTATCTGTTCCGGCAGTTACTCCCGCCGTCTCCCAGGTTTGCTCATAATAATCCACATCCGGAAGGTATTCAACCATCATAATATCAGATGTATCCATCCCTGTGAATGTTACCCAATCCACAGCACCGCCTGATAAATGTTCTGTAGTTGTAAATAATGGGTATTCTGTCCAGTATGATGTGTTAGTACAGACCCGCCCGGCAGTCGTTGTTTGAATACATTTGTATCGTTTGCTATTAGTATAAATAACAAATTTTCCAGGATTATAAACTGTAGATGCACTCCAGGTATCAGTTGAATCCTCTATTTCACCACCCAATCCGTGCTGAACAGTGCCGAAACAACTATCTGCCAATCCGGGAACAGTAAGAACCACGGAATCTGTTGCGGAGGTTGCTGTTGCTTTATCTAATAATCCAACAGGTGAACATCTAACCCTGATTTTATTGTATTTCTCACCAGATTTATCTTCACCATAAACAGGTCCAATAACGTATTCGGAAGGCCAGGTGAACGTCACCTTCGATGGGATGTGCAGGTCTGCATCGGTGGCTGTTCCCGGCACCCATACGGCATAATCGAGATCAGTGGTGGAATTATAGAACACTTCAATAAAATAGTATCCTGTGTAATCCCTGATGATCTGAAGGGCATCCATTATGGTAATGTCATCCCGGATGAAATCAAATGCTTTATTTTTTAATGTTCCATCGTTCCAGTCATCGTTATCCGTTACTTCATGAATCGTCAGGCCGTTTATCGTTGTAGATGCAATTCCACCAAGGAGATATTCAACGTATTTTTTAATGTTGATATAGACTGTCTCACCTGGCTGAACGGTGGTGCATCCTGCCTGAAGATTGTAAATATCAATTGCTGGTGTAGTCTCTGTTCCATCATCAGAAACGAAAAACATCGTATTCTGTGCTCCGGTATCGTCACTTTCCAGAGAGGGAAGATACTGTTTCGTCAGGAACCAGAAATACGAATACGCTGTTACCGTTGTTTTATGCCCGCCTTCCTGTGTCTTATACGTGGGTGCTGGAATGTATCCCATAAACACTAATTGATCGGTATCGGTGTGGTCCTTCATTATCACCGAAATGTCAAGGTTATCAATGGCGGGATGTCCTTCATATTCCAGCTGACAAAGCCACATTAAATCATTGATTCCCTTTGATACAGTGGTTGATATTGCAGATGATGATAATATTTCGGCGTTTAACTCTGTTAACGTGGCGGTTTCAATATCAGATCCGTTGATATTTGTTGCTGTAAGAGTTACCGTATAAGTCATATCAATAGTACCCCTTCATGGTGATAATTCCGTTTTTAGGAACGTCTGTAGAAAAATCAGGCGTTCCCATTAACTGACACCATCCCGCTGCATCTCCTCCTACCATTGTACCTTGTTCAATTGTTAATCCCCATAACTTACAGAGCATCCCGTCAGAATCCAGCGCATCCCCTTGAGAAATATAAATATATGATTCTGGTGTAGTTCCACAGTTAAACGTCTGTAGGTATGGGGGTTCTGATAATATGTTTACAACAGATATAGTGAATATTTCACCTGTCCTAGAAACTTTGATATTTTCCGGTGTGGTTTGGTGGGATATTGGTGGTGATATCGAATCAACAATCCAAGAACCACCAAATAGAACTGTTGGAGAAACATTTATGATGTTCAATACATTGAAAGATCTGTTCATTACAGTCCCGGTTGCTCCCGTTGTTTGTCCGATTAATAAATCACCCCACTGAATATCATATGTATCCCAATTTGCAGGGAATCCCCCTGCAAGATGTATTTGTATTCCTTCAGGATGATTGATCAAATTAAACGTTCTTAATCCCGGCGTGGTTGGATTCGGATGCCCATCATCGATCAATACTTCTCTTGCATATCGATGCACTGGATTTTGCAAGGTGGAATGTGGTGATCCATCTCCGAAGTCCCAATCCCACGATGTTGGAGTTCCGGTTGACGTATCTGTAAATTGTACCTGATCTCCAACGATTGTTTTAGTAAATGACGCAATGGGTGCCGCCATCTTCAGGCCGCCTCGTAACTACCGCTTACCACTACTGCAACGGCCTGCCCATCTGTTCCGGTGGTGAAAGCATAGAACTTAATCAGTTTCGATGCACTGTCCATATCGATATACGCCAATGGATCAGAGTAAGTCGCTCCACCGGCTCCCGCCTTCTGGATGGATGATACCGCCGTCCTATCGTTGTTGTCATTAGGATCAGCGGGTAATGAGATGGTAAGAGATGAGCAGGCGTTAGAATCCGCTGATGAAATATCAATGTGGAAGAATACGATTTTACCTAATTTAGTCCACCTTGAAACAGTGGTGATTGTCGCAGGATCTGCTGTTCCCCATACGAGTGTAGGTGAGTATCCCGCCCAGGACTGATGCGTGAGAGTCCCTGCACTGATATCAAGTGTTTTTCCGGAGCCTACGGTTATATCAGACGTTGCAATCGTGCATCCGTCTATAGTTCCGGCATCAATATCCACCTTCGGCAGGTTTACTTCTCCGGTTCCCTTGGGTGTGATGTTGATGTCGATGGCGGCATCCGTCCCGTCTGCCGCCAGGGTGGTTCCGGTGAGCGTAACTCCGGATGCAGTTACATTGGTATCGAATGTTGTGCCGATGTAACTCTCGCCTGTAGGAATTGTTATAGACCCTGAATCATCAATCGTTGCCAGTGAGTTCTGGATAACTAATCCTGATGTTCCATCATGCCGGGCTATTTGATTGTTCAAGCTGGAAGGGCTAACAGGTGTTCCGACTGATCCCTGATGTGGTGTAAGGCTGCTCCATTTCGTTGAACCGTCACCGATCTTAAGTAATGCAAGCGTTGTATCGTATCCCATCTCTCCAATTGCCAGTGTGGGATCTGCTGCCGTCCATTCTGCCGTTGTTCCCCGCCGAATCTGTAAAAGACTTATTCTTGCCATTATGGTGTACCTCCGTTGATTACCACAGTCCCGGCTGTGGCGATAACTCCCTGCACGAATGAAACGTAATACCACCACTGTGATGCTGCCGGGAAGACTGGCATCTCATTAATGGGCGGTTGAATCATCACGTTCGAGTAGGTGGTTGATCCTATTACCAAATCCCCAACGGTGCCGTATTTCGCAATGATATTTGTTATATCTGTGTGGCTGGTGGTGTAACATTTGAACGTGCATTCGAAGCCATATGTGGTGCTTCCCTGGATACCGACACCGCCACTTTCTAATTGAACCTTCCCAAAGTTGGCGGGATATTCCAGCATGCTTTCAAGGGATGGTTTTTGTAGGGTTACTCCATCGAAGGTAGTTGTTACCGTCATGATTAAACCCCATATAATGCAGCCTTTTGTTCATTTGATAATTTTATTACATATCTTCCTGGGGTGGTGTTTGTTCCAACAGTAATGGGAATATAAACATCTGGTTTGTAATTTGTTCCCATTCCGGGTAATTGCTGCCCCTGCATAACATCTTTAAATAAATTAGATTTAAAAGTGCCTGTGTTTGGCCCGGCATAATATCCTCCGGGTGGTGCCATTGCAACCTGCTCCTCCAATGTATAAGCTCTTTTAGTATAAGGTGGAACAATTACCATTGCCTTTGCTGCTGGAGAACTTGGATCTTTAGTGAAAATATCATACTGTTCCTGTGTGAGTGACTTTCCAGCCTGGTCCATTTTTAAGAAATATTCCTGAAATGATAAAACTGCTAACTGTTGATTCGTTGCCAGTTCTTCTAATTTTAACTTCCTGATTTCTCCTTCCTGGATAATGATATCATCATTGATTTTCTTCTGTTCTGCAAGTGCATCGGTTTTCTTCTGTTCTACAGCTGCCTTTCCTCCCTGTGCATCCACTGCCTTAATAACGTCTTTTCCTGCAAGTTCTTTTGACTTTAAATCTGAAAGATTATCTAATTCACGTTGATGTGTAACTTGTAATTCATCCCTGGCAATCTTTGCTAATGACCGTTCGTCTGCTGTTTTTGCTTCTGCAATTGCCTTATTCGCGGCTCTCATTTCAGCGGGATATTTCTTTAAATCCAATTCAGCAGATTTTATATCAAGTGCTAATCCGGAAGCATCCTTTACAGCATCCTTATATTTATCCAGTTCTTCGGTGAGAGATTTAACTTTATCAGCGGCTTCATCTGCTTTATCATTCATTCCTTTTAATTTCTCTTCGAAGATTCCAGTTTCATAAGATTGAGTTTTCTGCACCTGTCCGAGAATACTCATTTCGTCTGATAATGATTTCAGTTGCTTCTCTAAATCTCTCGCTCCCTGCTGCGCCTTATCCCATGCGGTGTATAAGAGATATGCACCGACAATAACGGCACCTATGACCGTTGCCGCTGCTAATACTGTCATGGCTCCCGCGAGGGTGTAGGTTGCTCCTGCAAGTGTGAATGTGACACCTGTAGCCACTACTTTACCGGCGGTATCTGCACCAAGTAATAGTGTGGATTCTCCCGTTGCGAATGAGTAGGTTGCCGTTGCTGCAATTGCGGCTATCTCTGCTTCGGTAAGTGCTGAAACGGCTGCTGTTTCTGCAATGGCTGCCATTGCAGCACCAGTGATGGTAGGTGAAAGGGTTGCCATTGCACCAGCCATGATAGCCGCTTCTCCTGCCGCTGCTGTAGTAACAGGGATACTGGCGGCGGTTGCCGCTGATGCCGCAATTGTTGCTCCTGTTACGGCCATTTTTGCAATTGTTTGTTCCCTTATTGTATTGACTTCCACCTGTGCTGCTGTCGCGTTTAATAATGTGGCTGCTGATGCCTCTGCCTCTGCATTTTCTAATACACCTGTTATTCCAGCACTGGCAACCTTAACAGCGGTTAATTCGGTTTGTGCTGCTACCAATGCCTGATCTGCTGATATTGATGATATCTTTGCAGCGGTTGCCGCATTAATTGCCGGGATTATTGCAGTATGTGCGAATCCAATTGCCCTGATAATGGGTGGTAGCATGTTCGTTACCATCCCGAATGTTGTAAGTGTCATTCCGGCGGCTTGGATTACTTTTCCTAATTCAGAAGTATTTCCATCAGCATCCTTCATTGACATTGACAGCATCATCAGTGATCCACCTGTCATGGATGCAACAGATCCGAAAGAACGTAAACCCCTGATGTTCTTTCCGGTGGCCTGGTCGAGTATGTCGATAGATGCAGCGGTCTTCTGTCCGGCTACTTCCAGCCCGTTTATTTCAGATTTCGCTCCGGCTATATCCTCCCGAACGGTTGACTTAACACCTAACCGCCAGAAGAATCCTCCCATTTCCGTTTCTCCAGCCATAATTTACCGTTCACCTGCCTTTAATATTGGATATACGAAGTTTTTCAAAGTGGATTCTATTTCATCATCTGACATAACGGTTCTCTCCTGTGGTTTATGTTCGGGCTGTGGATATTCCGGCATGAAGTCATACGGGCTGATAGGTTCTGGTAACTTTGTGGTATCCCGGTATAAATTCGTGAAAATTGAGCATAGAAACGCCTCCCGATATGCATGATAATACTCAATTTTCTCAGCTCTTTTACGGGTTTTAATCGCAACAACGAGCATGAGATCGAGATCGGAAGGTGTAAGACTCTCGCATTCTCCCGGTCTGATGCCACAAAAATCATAAATATCCGTCAGATAAGTTGTTTCTGCTTCGGGTTTTTTTCGGCCACTCCTACAAAGTTCAGGACTTTATCTGCTTTAAGTGCTTCCAGAACAGTTGTTTCAAGGATGTTAAATGAATTTCCAGGTTTCTGTAGCCAATCCCAGATGATATTATCCAGTGCTCCAACTGTAAGGGCTGGATCTTCATGAATCAGTCCCATCCATAACAGGTCAACAATAACATCCGGTCCGATCATATCGGGTTTCAGCATGGATAATATTCCACATGAAAACTGACGCTTTCCCGCCCGGATAGATCCAAGCGGGTAACTGATATTTCTGGGTTTGTCGAGATTGATTGAAATCATGCAGCGGGCCTCGATACGTAAATCCTGTATATTTTTGATGCCTTGTTTGCTTCTCTTGCTTCAACGATTAACAACGTAGTATATCCTTCAGCAACGGCGATATTTGCACTCCATGCGCCTGATACCACCGCGGTACCGTTCACATAGATCGTCCCGGCGGCAGCGGTTGGCTGGATGGCAATGTGAGTATCTCCGGTATCAAGAGTCGCATGGAAGGTATAAACCGTTCCGGCGGCTACTGGTGACGGTGTAATGGCATTGGACCCGTTATCACGAAGTGCGAAGAAGGGCGTTGTCAGGCCGGCTGCCGGAGTGGTGACGAGTGTTGTTTTCCCAGATGCCTTTAACGACATTGCAACTCCCGCCTTTCCATCGTAGGGAAGAGTAGGTTTGAATGCCTTTGCTTCTGCTGAAAACGACATCATACCTTTTCCATTCGGTAAGATGATTGCGGCTGCTCTTGGAGTCCTGCTCTGCAAGTCTCCAAGTAATGCAACCTGCCCGGCGGTATCACTGGGTAAATAATTACCTTCGAGATCAACGGTTCCCACCCTGATTAATCCAGGGACCATCTCTTCCGTTGCATCGGCTGAATCGTTATTGCTGATATCGATTTCATCCACTGTTCCGAACGTAGGATTAATTTTCGTTAACTCTAAAATTGGAACATCTTTCCATAATAGAGTGGAACCGAAGGGTGAGAATCCAGAACTTGCTACCATTCAGGAATCCCCCTTTACGCGGCGAATGTCAGTTTCCCGGTGACTTTAATACTGCATGTGAAACTTGCCTTTCCATCGAACGGTAGAGACGGTTTGAATGACTTCACCATACCAACTCCGGTAAAGGTAGCATCTCCTGAATCCGAACAGGTAACTACCACTGCAAGATCGATAGTTCTTGCCTGCAATGCGGTGATAAGTGCCGCCTGTCCTGCATCGGTGGGTACCCAGTTACCTTCGATGTCAATCGTTCCCGTCCTGATGAGTCCTGCGACTGATTCTTCAGTTGCGTCCGGGCTGTTGTTGTTCGAGATGTCGATGCTGTCAACTGTGCCAAAATCCACGTTTATCTTCGTGGTCTCCTTAACTTCCGTGGCACCTGCTCCTACTGTGATTTTAGATGTTAGTGCTGCGAATCCTGCTGATACCATTGTTTTTTCACCTTCCTAAATTGCTATAAATTCTGTTAAATCTTCAAATCGCTTTCATTACGATATAATTCTGAATCCATTCCGGACGGCCTTTCTCATCATATCCAAGATTTGAAATGCTGCCGGTGGGTGTGATTAATTTGTATGCTGTTCCCGATAAGGTGGTATTCGATAGTCCTGAAAGATGCAATTCAACATTCTTCATGCGTGCGAATCCTGCTTCATATCCATCGGGTGCACCCCGGCCCCGGACCTGAAGACCGGGCGATTCGTCCCCCATACCAGATAACAACATCTCCGGCCTGTTCCCGGCATACTGCGTAAGAATGGTGCATAGGTGTGGAGTATCAGGGACGTAATCGAGGAATATATCGGTTTCAATCGTCCCGATTCCATGTGTCTCCAGGTATGTTCCGATATCAATCGTCATCATGATATGGACTCCAACGCCTGCTTAATCCGTGCAGGAATAATATCTAAATCTTCACGTAGTGGGATTTCGAGATACTTTGCATTCCCGGTGCAGTCTCGTTCTTTTCCGGTCTTTGGATCGATGTGGATAGGATGCTGAATGTTAAGATCCTCATGGATTCTCAATGCATACGCCGTATGGAATCCAATTGTGCAGAATGTCATATTCCCTTCCGTCTGTGGCGGGTCTATGCGTCCGGACCCTGCAAGAGTGCCGGTATGTTTCGGGCATTGCTCAATGGCACGGTTTATCGTTGGTTGAAGTGCAACGTATAGGGCTGAACCTGCCTGTTCTAATTTTGGCATAACTTCGAAGTCGATGTTTGCGAATGCTGCATCCTTACCTTCAAGCACCATTTCAGGGTTTCCCCCAATACCAGATTGTTACGGCAATAGTAACGATCACACCTACCGTTGCGATTACTCCTGCAACAATTCCAGCGATCTTTGCGGATTGGCGCACCTGTGCATCGTGGTCGATAACGAATCCTTCAATGACATCCACTCTGCCAGAAACAACTACCAAACCTTTGGCGTTATCCTGCGAAATCTTCGCACCGTTCTGCTCCAGGTATCGCAATCTTTCCTCTATGTTGGCGTTGAAGAATGCCTGTGCATCGTGGAATACGTTAATTGATTCCTGCATGGACCCCTGCTTCGTTGCGATTACCACCAGGATATCGTGGTCGCTCATGCTGCCGAAGTCCTTCATCAGGATGCTTCCCCCTGCGGTTTATTCAGGATATCGTCTAAAAGGATGCACGGCCTGCGTTTAAGTTGAATCGTTAACTCCTCCTGCTTCTGGAGCAGGTATTCGAGTATCTCCCTGTCGCTTTTCCCTTCGCAGGTCATGCCGTCACCACCTGGAGAATTGCTGTTATGTGGTTCGTCCCGGTTGCCGTTGGTCTTCGATGAATCCTGATGACATCATACGTTCCGGTAAATCCCGTCTGGGTAGTTACGATTCGGTAACTCAATTTCTCAACGGTGGTTGTGGCAGGAAGAAGAACAACGGGAATATCAGAAACGACTATTCCTGAAGGTTCTGGATATCTCGTCTGTTCGGTGAGATTGGTAAACCTACAGGGAATATCCACCTGGTTATTCGTCCAGGTATTCGCTCCACCTCCATGATGATCTGACGATCCCACGGTTTTCTTCTGGATGGTGCAGGTGTGGATGAATGTTGATATCCCGGTCATAGGTATGACTCCCGGCGGGTTACTGCGAAATCAAATCCAGAATCTCCAGACTCTTCAGAACCACCTTCATCATACTGCGTCCGTAACTCCCTGGCCCGGGTACGCAGGTCGGCTGCCATTGTTGCACCTGAAATGGAATACCCTGAATCACTCATCTGTTGTAGAATGAGTGTGCAGTTATTGGCTGCGAAATCAAGAACCTGTGCCGCTGCCAGTCTCCAGTCTCCTTCATCATCAAGGTAAGACTGGATTTCCTCATCGGTAAGAATAGCGGTAGTGGATACCTTTTCTGTAGGTATTTCCCGCCTCACTCTTGCTATATCGGTTCCAGGTGTGTAGGTAAAAGCCAAAACAATCATCCTCCTTTTATGGGATTAAAAAGGGTGGATGGTCTTAACTTGCGCCTGCCTGGTGATAGGTAAACCGTGGGTCTAATGGAGTCCCGCCGAATACATGCCTTACACGGTACATGATATTGTCCGTTGAGAAGTCTCCATCGAACGGAGAAACCGAACTTCCACCAACGAGAACCTTGTCGGAACCCTTCATGACGATTTCCGGTGTCTCATGTCCACGCAGGAAACCCATCTCAAGGGCTGCACCCTGGCTTGGGTCTGCGAATAGATACCAGCCTGTGCCGCCGTGGGTGGTGTCGATGACTGGCAGGAACGGGTCAACGTGCAACTGAAGGCCCATCTGTGGGATTACGTTGGTTGTCGGGTATGGGACAGATGCTGATTCGTCATCGGATGTTGAGGTCCACATCTTCAGGCCGGAAGTAAGGATACTTCGGGCGGTGAACTCTAATGCTGGTGGAACGACTAAATGTTTAGCCATTACGCCGATAGGTTCACCGTTCGGGTCAACCTGTGCCGTCATGAGTGCCATTGTGGTCTCAAGGTTGGCAAGTGTCAGTGGTAGAACACCAAGGTTTGTTACAGTCTGCCCGCAGTCGGATAACGAAGCACCGTATAGGCTGGTGTTCCCATGCCCGCCTGTTGCTGCATAGAGTCCGGTAACAAACCGGGATTCACTGCGGAGTGCCGCTGTTGCGAATCTCTGCGGGATGTCTGCGAATGCGTTCAACTGGTCGTTGATGAGAGACTCCCATGAGATATCGAACTGCCTGCCGTATTTCTTCACGTTGTAGGTATACCGGCAGTTCACCGGCTTGGTTGGCAGGTATTCGCCTTTCTCCGGGACGACATCGAGATAGTTATCAGACCCGGAAAGTTTCTCTCTCCTTACGGTGTTGAAGTCCGGGACGGATGAGACACGGACGTAGGAACGCCAGTCTGCGTAAACCGCCTTGTAATTAGCAAGGAGTTGCCTGTCGATCACATGCCCGAAGAGATATGGGAAGTCTGATGTGGTGATGGCCTCTTCCAGCATTGCCTTGTGCATTGCCGGGCGGTATCCTGCACGGTTGGACAGAAGATCCTTTGCTCTGATGAGATCCGCTTCCTGTACCTGCCTGGATTTCACGCCGTGGTAGTTATCCCAGGCGTTCATTGATTCGCTTAATGTTTGTGTTTCGATCATTTTAATTTCCTCCTGTTTTTGGTAAATTAAATTTTATTGTTGGGTTGTTGGATTACTGAATTTCTGGATTTACGTGGAATACAACTGGATGAAGTGGATTACACCTGCAACATTCACCGCGATTGTGCCGCTTGGAGTGTTCAGGGTATCAGATGCAACTCCTCCGCATGTGGTGAAGGCATCGAGTTCGAGCAGTGCTTCCAGTGTTCCGGCGGTTCCAGAACTTCCCACCTTAATAGCAGAACGCTTCGCAGGAGTTGCGCCGGGTACGCCTTCCATCATGATATCAAGCCCACGGACATACGGCGCAATTCCACCGTTCTTATTATCAGTGTTGAGTTTCAGTGCTGTTGCAGATGAGACGCTGGCATCTGTTCCTTCGTCACGAACTACTTTCAGTTCTCCAGCGGTGATCTCTCCACCGGTTGAGATGACGTTATCCACTACCCGGATGTTCAGGCCGTGAATCTGTTCTCCTGCGAGAAGAACCGTTGCAGGTGCGAGACATGCTTCAAGCAGTCTGTTCTTACGAAGTGCTGCATCTCCTTCCAGCAGCATGTTTCCAGTAACGGCTCCCTGCGTATACCCGGAACCGAAGTGCAGCCTGCCGCCTTCCGGCATTGGTGCAGAGTGGACCTTCACACCTACAAGGGTTGGAGTGGATACATGCGCTGATACGGAACCCATGAGCGTCCCGAAGAACCTGAACCGGGCCGGGTCCTGCTCACCTGAAAGGAGATATACGTCGGTGCTTGGAGTTACCTGGAAGTAAACCGGGTCTCCTGCTACGAGTGCCTTTGCAATTCCGTCTTCCGTTCCGTCACTGACGCAACCCAGGACGTTTAACGCCCAGATGCCTTCTGTATCGACGGAAATATAATCCGTTGTGGCGGCGGCTGATGCCATTGCAATTCCAACAATGTTATTCCCGATAAGGACGGGATCTCCCTTGTCAACGAATCCATCTGCATGATACGGATGGACAAGTTCTGATTCCAGGCAGTTCAGGTATCGCCCTTCAAACGTGCTTGATAGTTCCTCTCCCGCCGTTCTGGTGGGAGTTGCTACGCGGTATGCGTTTAATGCTGTCATTTTTTAACTAACCTCCTTGATTATTCCATATGGACTTTAACGGCGCAATTGGCAGCCGTTGCACTTCCTGATAATGTTGATAATGCCTTTCCGAACAGGATGCCGGTATTTATTTTCGAGATTACACCGGTTGCAATCCATAACGTATCTCCGATTGCTACATCGGATACTCCGTTACCATCGGATGCAACTACGGGAAGCACCCAGATACCCTCCGTATCAACTGCAACTCTGTCTGTGGCGGCTGTTGCCGTAGTAAGTGCAACCCCGACCAGTGTAGCACCGATACTTACCGGATCTCCCTTCTGCACGAATCCACTCGTTCGGGATGCATGGGTAATATCAGACTCTAATACGGTGATGTGTCTCCCTTCTCCAGTGCTGGATAGTTCGTCTCCAGATTCTCGTAAGGTGACATCATACACTACCATGATTACCTACCTGTTGCGGCGATCTCTGCCATTTTCTCTGCTTCAGCCAGACTCTTCCCGGCCCTGATGAAGTCTTCCTTGAAGGATTCCTTCAGTGCTTTGGTGATGTCGGTTGATGTTGTTGATACAGCTCCCATGCCCCGGACCTTCCCGGACTCCATGATTTTACCGTAGTAATCCGTTTCTGTTTTGATGGACTCTTCAACGATTGTATTGAATGCATCAATATCAAGAACGCCTTCTTTTAGAACGGCTTTTCCTACCAGTGCATCAAGGATGCGTGGCTTTGCAAGGTTCGGGACTTTGGCATCTTTTAATGCTTCGGTAGCAATGATAGCGGCTTCTCCCACGGCGGTTTTCTCTTTCAGCCTGGCGCATTCTGCTTCCAGTGCGAGAATCTTCGCCTTTGCATCTTCCAGTTCGGATTCAGATACCTTAACAGATTCTGTTTCCTGCGACTCTTTCAGGATATCCGCTTTGAGTTCGTCAATGATCTCCGGGCGGGTTTCCTTCAGTTCTTTAAGTGTGATTGTCATGATGTCTTCCTTGTTTTCTTCTATCGGTGCGTTGTTCGTCTCGCTGTTCTTATCTGTTTCAGGCTCTCTCCAGGACTCATACATCTGCACAAGTCCACCACCGGCTCCCGGCAGGGTAACAAAATCAACAGAATACGCCTTATCGAGAGATTCGATAATCGAACCACTCCGGCCTTCTGCCTGCCCTGATTTTGATTTACCTTGTGCACGGTGAGATAGCCCGATATACGGTGCCATTTCTTTCAGCATGCCGCGATACGGCTTGAATACGTGTGCATCTGCGTAAACTCCTGCACCGTCTGGATTATCCTTCTCATACCGGACGTTGCCCTCGATCACGGCTGCCAGATCCTTGATAGACCGTTCGGGCCTGCCTTTTTCTTCGATGGATGTGGGATGATCGAGGTACATGTGCAGCCCGTAGGTGTAGACCTTCGAGGCATCACGTTCTAGCATCTGTTCAGAATAGTATCCCGAACTTCCCCATCCGGGTTTGATGATCCTTATCCGGGCGGTTCCGTTGGATTGGATTGATTTTTCCGTAAGATTCGATGGGATTACAGCCTCATCGAACTCACATACAGTGTTTGGAACTAGGGCAGATTCATTTTTCTTTTTCTTCTTACCCCATAATTCTTCTCCCATTTTATCAAAGGCTGCCTGTAATTCTGGTGTAATCTTTGTGTTTTTTTCTTTTCCGGATGAATAATCACTCCTGGAAAAATCATCGGATGCAGAACCTGGTTTCTTTGGTAGGGTTGTTACAACGGGAGACTTTGCATTCCTAGATTTACCGTTAATTTTAGTATTTCTAGATTTATCCCCATCTTTCCAAAAGTCACTTTGCATTTTATCAAAGGCTGCTTGGATTTCTGGAGTAACTTTGGTATCCTTCTCCTTTCCGGATGAATAAGAAGACCTTCCCAAACCCACCGTAGTCGTTGGTACCTCTTTATTATCACCGAATGCCTGGTTTAATGTTTTTCCAGAAAACTTCCCAGACGCAATTGTCCCATCGTCTTTAAGAAGAATATGATTACCATTTTCTAATGTAATCCATCTACCTTCATCTGAAGACTCATCAAATTCGGTTTGCACTATGGTTTCATCAGTCACATTCAAAGCCTCCTCCTGGATTAAAGGCATTAAGACTATTATAAAAGAGATTTCTATTTATTACCGCGATAAAATAAGGCTAAATTGTGGAGTTTTCAATAAATTTATTATGTATTAAGTAGTAAGTATGGATTATGAATAGTGTTGAGATTAATGAAGTAAATAATATCATTGATGGATTGATCGCACCTCATGAAATTTATACCATTAAAACAAGTCCATATTTTAAGATTGATGTGGAATTAAGAACTTATTATAATGGTAAAAAATATGGACAACGGTTCTCTCTTCCGAATCCAACATCAATGAAAGATTGGGATTTGTGGATATCCCTCTGTAAACAATACACGCTTCGATCTCTCGTTGCTTTCAGAATGTTGTATTTTAGTAATGACAAATTTGGTTCATCTGATGTTAGAGGTAATTTCGATGCCGTTAGTAATATGCCCGCGTGAAGACTGCAAACATGAATGGACCTACAAGGGAAAGGCAAGATGGATAACATGTCCCATGTGCAGGAAGTTGTTTAAAAATATCAATTGGAAGAAGGAAGGATAATGTCAAAATTTATCATTGAACATATTTATGATAAAATCACAAAAAACGATGCATTCATTTTATTTTATAATGGGTTTAATATTGAGATTGCTCCTAATTCTGAAGGCAATATCTCAAAATTTCAATTATTACAGGCAATGAGAACTCTTGAACGTGCAGGTGATAAATAATGCCGTCTGAAAGTCCACATCTTGAATATCTGATGATTAAAAGAAAAACAATTGCATTTAAAATAGAAGAACTTAAAATTAAACTTTATAGAATTGATAATGAAATTGAAGAAGAACGTTTAAGGAGTCAAAAAAGGACTATCATTAAAATTGGAGAAATATATATCGCTGATTGTTATGGATTTCAGATTATTTCATTTGATAATCCTTTCAGTAATCAATTTTTATTCTATTCTGATTGTCCTTTTCCAGAAGGGATTGATACAGTATTTGAATCTGGAGCAATACAAGATTTTAGAATATTGACACAAGATGAAGGACCTGGTATTGAAGGTAAATGTTATATCCGTAGTATGAAATGGGATAAACGGTCTGAATTTATAATTAGTGTGTTAAAAGAAGTTAAAATAATGAATTTCTAAACCGACTGAACCAACAGGAATCTTCCGGAGATATCCGGGCCTGTGATGTGGATTGTTACACTGTTGGCTATTGCCTCAATTGCGGATTCCAGTTCTTCAAGAGAATTATATTTTGTTCCCGTCCAATTTACCATATTACACCATTACTCCAAGTTTATTTATTGCCTCAATATATCTCCTGCGATACTTTCCGATCCCTTCGTGGCTTCTACCCATTTGATTATCAGATGGATAGCAGTTAGATAGGAAATCAGCAATGCACCGATCTGATGCCATTGTTCCATCCTGGATGAGAAGATCAATTAGCCGTTTCTCACGTTCTGAAAGGATGGGTTGTGGTGGTTTGGCGTAGATGTTGCCTTTCACAGCATCATCCCTTTGCCTTCTTCAAATTGTCCACATCGGTTATGACGCTGGACATCTTTGTATCGGTTGCCTCTACTACGGATTTCTTGGTTTTGTCAAAGATGGCTGTGGGGTTTGTCATGGTTTTAGGTTATGTGGGAAGTTCAAAAGTCCCCGTTTCTTCTGCATCTTTCCATGCCTGTTGTAATCTCTCCATGTCGGATTGTGCTTTGTTCCGTGCCGTCTCCACCGCAAGAATACCTGTTTGTTTCTGCTGTGCGAGTGCAACTTCTTTTGCACGGTAGAATATCGTTTGTTTATCTCGGATTTCTACAGTTTCGAGTTGTGTGGCAATTGTGAGTGTCTTTTCATCTTCCGTCATTGCGGCAATAGTTGCTTCGTGCTTCTTCACAACCGAATCATCAATCTTGATACTTCCCGTATCGATCTTTCCTGCCATTTTACACCTCACCTAATCCATATGTCATTTTACTCGCCTGTGCATACCCCAGAATTACAGACTCCTGCGTGGCGAGATAGTCGATCACATCCTGCGTTGTTGGATATGCTTCGGGCAATACCCACCAGATTATAGACTCCTCGTAGTTCCAAGACTCTCTGATTTGTTCTGTCATTGGATCAACGGTGGACACTTTGTTGATGTTCCATCGGATCAGCAATCTAGCACTTCCCCTTTCAATTCTATCTACCTGAATGGGGATTGGTTCAGAATCTCCGTTAACGGTCATTTGTTACACCTCTCTCTTTTTCCCCAATACACCATAGTCATGTACACCATACGAGATCCACATAGTTTGCATGGGGTTTCACTGATATAATCCCGTGTTCCTTGGCATATTGGGCATAGCATACTATTCCGTAACTGGTTAATTGTCAACCATTTATCAGTATTGCGGCCCTCCAATCGTGCCTTCTCCATAGCCAACGATTCCATCATATTGCCTCCGATCTACAATTAGGGATTCCCGTTAACCATCCCCATTTCTGTCCATTCAACGTAATCATCCTTTCACTCTCCGTTCCCGGTTCCAGTAAGGAGATTTGCAATTCGGACAGGTCAACGGTTCCTTCTTGGATCGAAGTGCCCATTCGTGAAGGCATCGTTTGCATTTTCTTATTTCTACCATACCTAATAGTATATGCCTTGTAAGTATATATTATTGAGTATAGTAAATTCATGATAAACCTTCACGGTGCGATATACGAAATCCGGGCCCCAAAGTAACGAAAGCAAAGGGATCCAGCAGCATTCAGATCAAGATTGAAGATCCCGACATTCGCGCCATGATCCCAACTGCCCCCGATAAGCACCGCCACATTGCCAATTGCTTGATAATAGTAATCTGAAATATACGTGCTCGAACTGCCACCAACGGCAGACGGGATGAACCCATAGTTCATCGTGGCATTAAATCCGATGTTTGTGACATATCCATCCGTTGCTCCGTTAGTAAGACCTGTATCCACATACGGGTGAGAGAACGTATCTGATACGTAATCGTGATCTGCAATCCAGGGATTTCTATTGGCCTTGATGTTGATGCCATCTACCCATTTCCAGATGTTCCCGTATAGGTTTTCTATGCCCCTGTAAGACATGGCCTTTGCTGCATATGCACCGGAGGTTACCAGGGGGCATTCCCCGGTTGTGTTCCCGAGTTGCACCCCGTTGGTACCGATACCAGCAGTATAGCCTGTTGGAATTGCCATATTGGTAGAGGCATCGTCAGTTATCGCAGTAACCCCTGCACCGATTGTAGACTGCGAATCATATGAGGCATACTCTACCAGATAGAGTAACTGGATTGCAGAGATTTGGTTGAACGTCTGGAGTTCCCATCCGGACCCCCGGTTATGTGCAAGATTCCTGAAACTTGGTAACGTGATGTTGGTGTTTTTCGAGGATGCTGGTTTTACCGCCGCAACAGAGCATAGTTTATCACCAGTTGTGGCGGTTACATCGACTCCGGCGTTATCAGCAGTGAGGTACCCCCCTGCTCCAGTTGCTGTCCTAGTGTGGGTAAACGTAACACCGACGGCATTTGGAAGTGTGGTTTGTGTAACCGCCCTTGCTACGTTGCATGTCCATGTAAGGGTTGTAGAATTAGATTTTGCGGGTGTATGCGTAACTCCAGATGCATCTGTTTTTACACCGAGTGCCACAATCCGATCCACGATATTCTCAATACTATCCGCAGTTGTAACAGCGATGTTTATAGCGGGTGCTGCGTTCAAGGTAAGAACAATGTTTCCATTTGATGTTGGTACGTGAGTTACTTCTATGGTTTCAATCTCTATTTCATCTGCGGAAACATCGTAGACCGAACCCTCGAATGCAGAAAGGTAGAAATAATCTTTTTCAACGGTATCTTTTATGAAGGCTGGATGCACCACGAACCCCGTTTGTGCAATTGCTGATATTATCCACTGATATTTCGTACCTACTTTGGTTGCTTTATACCAGAATTTTGGGTATTGCACCATTACCTGTCCGTTTGAACCATCGTATCGGAATCCAGCATCTCCATATACAGCGTTTACCGTCCCGTTATCGGCAAGGTTAACACGCCTTATACCAGACCACGGAAGCAATGTGGAAAAATTGGGGGTGGACATTGACGATAAGATACTCCCGTTCGCGGTTACTCTGTTTACCGCACAAGATGTTGACGCGCTAGGATCCCACTCCACTCCCGTTGGTGTCATCAATGTTAAAAGATCCATCCATTGAACTGTAGACGCATCACTCTTCATTGACATTATCTGTAGTGCGGTTCCTTTCGGTAATCGTGCAGCGGTGTTTGCACCAGTACCTACTACCAAATCCCCCGCAGCATCCCATATCGTATCGGTGGCAACATCACCACCTGCGGCGGGAGTTTCCCATGATACCGTGGTTGCTCCTGCGGTGAGGACTTTCCCAGAATCTCCCTTTGTTAACTTCCCTGCTGTGTTTGCCCCGGTTCCTATCACCAAGTCTCCGGCGGCATCCCAAATGGTATCAGTTGCTATTCCACCATGACTATGATCTCTTCTAGCGGCTAATATTTGAGTTCCCGGTGATGCAGTTCCGTTTGGTTCAGGGTTGGTGGTGTCGAAGATTGCCTTATGTGTTCGGGTTGTTTCTCCGTTGGCAATACCTATCACATTCAGGAGTCCGGCTGCCGGTGCTACTGGTGCTATCAGGTGGTAATACGCTCCAGACCCGCCGCCTTCTAACCCGATAAGGTTGTTATGCGATAACGAGATCGGAGTCTTAACGTAGGTATAATTTGTTGTCCCATTATGGGTGATGTAGAGAATCCGGGTTTGCCCTCCACCCCTGTTAGATTTGGCAAAATATTTGAATACCAGGTAATCGGTTGCAAGAATTGTAAAGGCCGGCTGAACGGATGCTATCTGTGAAAGGGTATTCGTGGTACTAAGATCTGCCGTAGAAACGTTGAATAGTTCAGTTTCAGTTCCATCGGCTGCTCTTATATACACCCGAATTACAACGATATTCGTATCAGTTGCGCTACTCGCGTAACACCATGTTTTGAAGGCCCATTCTCCACCGGCTATCACAGTGGTTCCAAGTGGTAATGCCGTTGAATAGGTATCAATCAGTGCTTCTACGTTCCCCGTTGACTGTGCAGAATCCGTCTGCGTTGCTATTGCCGTATTCGGTGCGTTGATTAATTTCCCCGTTGAGATTGTGCCTGGGTCGGTTGCAGGGACGTAATCTCCAGCATATCCAGAAGTGTTCACCGGGATGCTGAATGAGTTCACGTTGATATAGGTAATCTTATGGAAGACGTTTGCGGCTCCTGCCGGGCTGTTTAATGCCGTCCATCCCGCTTGAGTAATGCCTTCAAATTTAACGTATGCTCCGGTTGCCAGTCCATGCCCCGTCCACGTTACTACGCAGGCCACCGCCCGGGTCATTCCTTCGATGTCTTCATCCGTATCGTCCAAGTAGAGATCCGTTCCACCGGCTGAACTTACTACCGCTGAATCCGCTGCTACCCACGAAACCCCATCGAATTTTAATAACTGGTTGGCAACGGGTGAAGGTACTGAAACATCAGATAACCCGTTAAGGTTGTAAATCATTGTCAGGCGGACGTTGTATTTACCAGTTGCATGTTTTACTATGCACCTGCCAAGTCTAACTTCAAAGTTAGGTGCAACGGGTATAACCGATGTTATTGCACCGGGGGTTGCGGCGGATAGGTAGAACGAATCCCCTTCCGCACCATCAAAGGCAGATGTGTCCATGTGAACATGACCGCGAGTTGTAACAAATCCCGTTTCATGGGTGAGGATGTCTTCAGATGCCAGTCCAAGCACCTGACAGGTAGTGACGGAATTAGCCTGTGCAAGTGCAATTGATACCACTTGTGGAGTGCCGCCCACCCCTACCGTATAAACCGCACTCCCTTTCGGGATGGTAATTGCAGACTGGTTGTAACATCTGCGATACTCCCGTAATCCCAGCGGGAGGGAAGTCGTTGCATCCAGTTGTATTCTTGCCGTTCCATCATCCGGACTCCAATACATTGAACTTACATCAGGAGAGCCTGGAACAGTTGGAGTTAAACCGAATTTTACAGGTGAATCCGTTGAAAGGGTGGTTCCGTCTATGGTTCCTGCATTTATGTCAACCTTTGAGATTACAACTGAACCTGTGCCTTTCGGTGTGATGGTAATCGGGATTGCTGCATCTGTTCCGTCCGCTGCCAGGGTGGTTCCGGTGAGCGTGACTCCCGCCGCTGCCACTCCGGTATCAAGGGTTGGTGCTGTTACTACTCCGGTAAACGTGGGTGATGCGATAGGTGCATAATATGAACCGTGTTGTCCATCCAACTTATCAGAATCGGCTGCGGTTCCTGCGACAGGTAAGAAATCTGATGTCTTTTTACCGGAGTCTTTTATTATTTTTCCAGTTGCACCGTTGAAGATTGCAATATCATCTGCTGTTGCTCCGGCTGGCCCTACCACATCACCTGTTCCCGCTACCGCTGCATTGATCCATTTACCTGTTCCGTCATCATACTTCAGAACCTGGTCATCTACCAGTGGAGCAGTAATGACAACATCTGACAGGTCATCTAATGCAGATGCTCCACCGCCGCCGCCGGGACCGGATGCAAGGACAACGCCACCGGATGGATACTCCCATTTCGTATCGTAGTCTTCCTTTGACTTCTTCACCGGCACTTGACCGGGTTCTCCTCCGGGTGGCAGGCCGGGTCCGGGTTCCCCTTTCTCACCTGGTATGGATTCTCCGTCCTGCCCGTCTTTACCAGGTGGTCCCTTCGGGCCGGGAGATCCGTTTATCCCATCTCTGCCGTTTATCCCGTATGCTCCACGTTTACCAGGTTCACCCGTTTCTCCCTGTGGTCCTGGCTCACCTGGAATACCGGGTTTACCTTGTGGCCCGGTATCTCCCGGAAGGCCATGAAAGATTAACAGGTCATTCCAAGGTGTCTTTCCATCGCCTATTTTAGAATACGATGCTGCACCGTCAACAAAGACAACGCCTTCTTCACCTTCTGCCAGGATTGGATTTGCATCTGACCATTCCTGCTCTGTTCCTCTTGCCAACTGGAACCGGGTATCCTCGAACACTGTTTTTATCGTCATGTTTTACCTCCGTCAAGGACTGTAACCGCAATCCTTCCCGGTCTTCCGCAGTCTACGATTGTTCCCGCAACGTTCCCGATGGGTGCAGGGTGAAAGTGATATGAATATGGACTTGCCTGTAGGATTTCTCTTTCCCTGATGCTGATGACTTCCGCTGCTGATGCTGACTCTACCATACTGACGTTTAATGCAAAGTCTCCTTTCGGGCCGGATGCATCGGGTAAATCGGCTTTGTAGAGCTCTGGGCACCTGCAATTGCTACTTATAAGCCCGTTGCCGATGTACAAAGTTGATAAGGTTTGACAATCATATACATAACCATGGTACGAAAGGATATTGATCTCGACAATCTCCGCAAGATCTATGAGTCCGGAGAATCGGTTAAGCATATGTCCCAGATTCTTGGTGTCTCCCGTCATTTTATTGTAGATCGTCTGATCGAGACGGGAATCACACCTCGGGGAAGAAGCGATTCCATGTATTTGCGGATGTCCAAGACGACTCCTGAAGAACGGGCTCGGTTGTCTGATGCCGCTCATACAGCCGTCCGTGGAAAGAGCCAGACCGAAGAGTATAGATGTAAGGTTTCTTTGGGTGTTGAGAGATCCGGCGTGGTTTCCAGAGTTGAAAAGATCTGTATGGATTCTCTCATCCAACGTGGATTCAATTGTATTCCCCAAAAATCTATTGGGAGATATAATGTCGATATCGCCATTACAGAACCTCCCATCGCCGTGGAGATCTTCGGTGGAAAGTGGCATAGTAGAGGACGTGCTGCTGATCGTTTCAGAAAAAGATTTGATTATATCATCAATGCGGGATGGACACCCGTTATTATTTGGGTTTGTCGTGATTTCCCGTACGAGATCGGTGCAACAGAGTATATTATCTCCCTTGCGGAGCAGATTCGCAGAGGCGAATCCGTTCGGTGTGAGGAACATATGATTAGGGGTGATGGTCGTCTTCTTACCGCGAGAATCGAAAATCTCGATAACGGGACCAGAATACGGTATCACCATACCGGAAAGCGGGTCCGGCACTGTGCATAATGTTTCTGGAACAAAACATCCTGGATGTCCCTTGCTCCTCATATGGCCTGATGAATGTGGCTGGTCAATTGGTATCCAGCCGTCATCCATGTTCATCCTGCATAGTTCACAGACCTTCTCATCCTTCAGGGTGAGCCAATATTTGAGCATCTTAAATCCGGCCTGTGCAATCTGCCGTGTCATTGCCTCCTTCGTGCCTTCGTGTGCATTGCCTATTTCCGTAACTGCAATGAGTTTCGCACGTGGCCCTCCTCCGGGAATGGAATACTCTGCAAAATCTTTCTTCAGGTCTCTGGCGATCTGGTTGTAAGTCTTGCCTTCACCGTATCCTTTCTCAACGATTGTATTGAGTCTCTTCCTGGTTGTTTCGTCAATGCCTGCTATCTGTTCGGCGGCTTTCGCTTGAAGGTATGCGTGAGTGGCGGGATCAACGGGATTAAAGGAGAGTTTTATCCCTAACTGTGCTGATAGGGTTTGCCCGCCTAACGTGGATGCAATGGTCATCGGGCCGATAAGGGCATCAATGAACTGTTGGCGGGTTGCGATCTGGGCGATTGATATGGCGGTATTGAGATTGTCTTTCTTCACTTCTTCCTGCAAGAGTTTGAAGTTGGATTTAGGAGACATTTTTATTCGCCAGATGATTCTTTTTTATCTGATGATGTTCTTTCCTTCTTTGGTAGGGTTTTTACAATTGTAAAATCCTCTTCATCCAATACAAACCGCTTTTCTGCGGAGTCTTCATATGTTTTTGTCATTTTACCGGCTCCATAATATAGAAATATCTTCCTGCACCATTCGCCTGTTTTAATCCTTCTACGCCATCGGGTGTTGGGCTGTTAATATGAGATTTATAAACGATGTTCGTTACCTGGTACTTATTGGCTTTAGGTAAGACGACTTCGCTTTCCGACATTCCCCCCTGCGGGTTGCCTATGTATAGTCCTTTATCGCCTTCGTTCTGTTTGGTAACCATGATATGATTACTACCCGAATATTCTGGGAGTCTCATGTTTTTCTCTATACGTGTCTGTGAATAATATTCATCATATGGAATTACTGATGCATCTGGGAGTTTGGACGCCATTGCGTCCCATTTTTCTTTTCCAACACGGGCCATCATTGATTTGGTGGCTGGAATGGTCATTCTTGGGATATCGGAATCCGGGTCATCTAACCGTTCCATTACTGAATCGTATTTTTCCCCACCGAAATTTTCCACGGTTTTAAACAATTCACTGTTTTTATACATGGACCTCCCGGCAAATGACTCTGCGGATGTAGCACTCGTAGTCCAAGAAGAATGATCTTTCTGCTGAATAACAATTGGGTTCTCCTTGAGGTAATTTTCTAGGTCTGGTCGTTGTGCTAATTCGTATATTCCTCTTGCACTTCCGGTATTTGTAGCAGAAATCATCGCATCGACAGAGCAACCACGTTGGAGATATAAATCCTGGTGCAGTGTTGACTTTTCCATTATAGTATCTAGATTTTCAGAGTGAGTTCTTAATGCCTGCATTACAACTCCGTTTGGATCTGCCTGTAAATCTTTTGCACTAACGAACTTCGTTTCTCCGTCTAAAAATATTGCAAATTCTTCGCTCGGGCTGACTCCGATCCATGGTTGACCATCGGTTTTGCGGTATTGCTGAAGAGCCTCGTTTGACATACTTCGCCAGAACCTGACGGATTCCCCTTGTTTTTCAGTCAGTTGGTTGGTTTCACCGTCCGGTCCCTCGTTTATCGGCTGGATAACTTCCTTGTATTTTTTGCCAAATATGGTATCGATATCTTCAGGTGATTTAATACCAATAGTGGGAGTAATTTTTTTGGGTTGATCTTTGATTTTATTATCACTGCTTTTTTTATCCCCAAATTTACCCGCCAGTGTCTTACCAGTTGGCCCGGTTTTCAACTCTCCCGCTCCGGTAAGGTATAGATGGTTCCCATCATCCGTAGTAATCCAATGCCCATCATCTTCGGCTTCTTCGAATATTTTTTCCAGCCTTAAAAACTCCCTGATGGTAATATCACCCTGGCGTTTTATTATACGGGCTATACGTTGCGCAGTTGCCTTCTCTAATGCCTGCAATTTTATATCTGTCTGTTTGATGTTGTCTGCAATGAGATAGTTGTCAACTACCCTTCTGATTGTTTTTAAGTCCGTGGGTAGTTGTGGCGGTGTCATGCTGGAACCTTTCTGGGCTTCCGGGTTTTCTTTTCAACTGGTAGGATGATTTCGGCATTATATCCAACAATTTCAGTAATGCCGTTATCGCCGTATAATGGTGTTTGAACCTGTGGATTCTCCATTACTGCTACCCTCTGCCGTAATACAAGGTTGTCGTTTTCCAGGGCTTTACATCGGAGTTCAACGGCTCTTATTCTGGCATCGAGTTTGTCCTTTTCCCTGACGTAGATATCAGACAGTTCCATTCATTTACCTCCATTTATCCTCGAGACAACTTCCTTCAACTCCCTTGCTGCCTCGTTTGCCATCTGGTTTATCGTTGCATCTGCCTGAATCTGGCTGTTGATATCACCCTGCGCTTGCATGGCCTGCGCCTGGGCCGCTGCATTATCAGATGATTGCTGTGCATACGGTGTCTGCATCAGCCTTTCTGCGCCTTCAGGGAATATCTCGCCTAGTATTTCTTCGGAGTTCGGGATGTTCAACGCTCTGAATATCTGATCTGCAAGGGTTTTCAGGTCGAAGATTCCTGCTAACGGCTGCCCGTCTAACGTGGCGGCTGTCTTCAGGGCGGTGATGGTTGCCATTACATCGTGCTCCAGAATGGGTGGGAAGACAACGGATACTTTCTTCGTGAGTTCTTCGCCGTTTTCATCCAGGGCGGTTAAGGTGTAGATTTCCCGGCCTTCGTCATCGGTGGTAACGGTTCCCATGCTGTGAAGTTTGCCTAACGGTGCTGCAATGGACTGGTTGATTACATATTCCAGAATATCCATCCAGACATCAGCCCATAGAGTCTGCCGGTCCCTGAACTGCAACTCTAATGGCCTTTCCATTGCCTTCGCCGTAGCAAGGTTCCCGGTTGACGGGTCTGCCGATAGCATCTGATCGGGTATTCCACTTCCGGACCCTACCATCAGCCTTAACGGTATTCCATCTGATACGGATGTTGTGCTGCCGGCTGTTCTGTAGGGTTCTACCTTCACGCTTTCTGATGCCGTGAACGTGGTACCTACCGGCCTGCCAACATCAAGGTTATCACCTGATAGTCTGGATGATTCCCCCATTACGGATTCGTATTTGGCTTTTGCCGCTGCGACTGCACGCGGGCCGCCGGATGTGGTGATGACTTGTGCAATCCGGGCTTGTGCTTCCCATACGGTAGCAAGGTTCTCCAGGAATCTTTTATACGCCTTCGCCCAATCGGTGATGCTCAATGTTTCTGGGATGCCGAACGTCATATCTTCAAGGCAGTTCGTCTTCACGTGGTAGACGGGATTATCCCACATGATCGGCTTCCCGCCAATGGTAGACGGCTTATCATCAGGGATATACTGCCAGTCTGGATAATAGGCCGTCTCAATCTTCATCGAGATTGCACCACTGCCGAAGTCAATCGGTGTTACGGTGTAGTCTCTCCGATAGAACCACGGCTCTGCTGAATCTTCAGGATTCTTAATAACTTCTCGGATCTCGCTGAACGGTATCGTCCGGACCCTTACTATTCCAGTGCTTTCATTGGTGAAGAAGACAAAGAAACGATTGCCTGATGTGAAGAGTGCACGTTCGTTCTGTTTCCATGCCTGGTGACTGGTAAGAGATGCGTAATTCTTCGGGTCTTCAAGAAAAGCCTGAACGACTGCATCCACTTCTTCAGATTCAGCCTTAATTACCATTCCCTGCGCAAAGACATACAGAGCCTGTAATTCTATGGCCCTTCTTACCAGCGGATTCTTTATCCAGTATGCCCTGCCCCATCCTTCAGCAATATCCAGAGCCTGTTTTGTTAACTCTTTGCCGGATGTTGCTGATATCTGCATCCATCCTTCCTGCATGAGTTGCTGTTCAACTGCGTATAGTGCTTCTTCCAGCATCTCGCGGTTGGATTCTCCCGCCTGCACCTGGATCTGTAGTTGCTGAACGGTTTCTTTTATGCTTGGTTTTTTAGTTGCCATGTTGTGTAATCCTCCTATCAAATCGGGCTGATTGAATACTCGCCTGGATAATGGCTGATGATCTCCTGCATTTCCTGACCCATTTTATTAAACTGGCTTAATGCCTGCGTGAGTGCATCTACCTGATCGTCATACTTTCCAGATGGGAAGGCCGATAGCTCTTCAATTAAATCATGGACTCTTGGATTAAGTTCAGGAGATGGAAGAAACACATTACCGGCTTCTACTTCGGCGGTAACGGCCCTGGCTCGAACAATTTTACCTCCGAACGGTTCAACCGGGATTAGTCCGGGTATCCTGTTTTTCATTACCTGTATAACGGCTGTTCCATTCGCCTTATCTTCAATCAGTTTATAATGTGCTTCGGGCCATTTCGCGGATAATGTTGTGAGTGCCTGAATGGTACCCGGGAAGTCTAATCTTGCATGGACCCAATCTAGCAGATACCGATTCGCTCCGGAAATACCCCATACCTGACCCGCTACATAATCGCTTCCATCGGTATCTTTGAATGAACAATCCCATGATTGAATGATTTCGTCCATCTTCGGTGCTTTATCGTAGAACTTCCACCATGTTCGTTTGAACATTGCGCCTTCTTCAGGTGTTGGATTCTGTTGATAGAGTGCCTGCCATTGATATGAACCTAAAAGGGTTTTAATTTGAGAGAGTTTTTGTAAATCATATTTGTTTTCCCATAATGGGAGTCCTTCATTCCGGATATCATCAGGATGCCGTTCTCGTTCTGCAATTGCGGGTAGCCGTAGGATCGTCCACTCTTCCGATCCTTCTGTCTTCTGTTGCTCCTGGATACGTCCTGCTAAATCATCTTCATGCCAACGGGTAAGGGTGATTAAGAGTTTGGCATCCTTCTCTAATCGGGTGTAAAAGGTAGAAGTGTACCATTCCCATAGTTTATCGCGGTATGTGGTTGAGTTGGCTTCTTCCCGGTTCTTGATTGGGTCATCGATGATTCCAACCGTCATGCCCATACCAGTAATCCCGCCGCCAACACCTGCCGATCTGTAAACTCCTGAATGCCCGATAATCTCAAAAATATCAGAATTTCGTAAATACGATCCTTGTGAATCTGCCCGGATATTCTTCTGATTAAGAGAAGTTCCGGGAAAAAGTGCTCCGAATTGTTGAGAGTCAATAATTCTTTGGACATCCCGGTTCATCCGGCTGGCAAGGTCCGATGAATATGAACATGATATGATTGATGCATCTGGAGATTTACCCAAAATATAGGCTGGTAATCTACGCGATACTAACTCGCTTTTACCGTGGCGAGGCGGCATGAAAACCATTAGCCGCTTTATATCGCCTGAAATGAACCGATCAAGGTATTGGCATAAAAGAGCATGGTGCCAGTTTAATTCGTAATCTGGCTTGGTGTAAAGTGTGAACTCCTGCAATGATTCCCGCGCTATTCTACGCGATAATAATTCACTTGCCGCCGCTTGTGGCGATACTTGCGAGTTCATCATCAGATAGTTCCTCTGCCTTCACTACACGGATCGGGCCGCCGTCCTTCCCGGTATGCTCTATTTCCTTGCGGTCCCGCCATTCTACCGGATTTCTATTCTTTAACCAGTATATCTGGGCGGTAGTATCAGGTGGGATATGCTTCTTACTACGTTTGATTTGGATTGATCCATCTGGATATTCCGTTGTTTCTTCAATGTCGATATCATACCCGTTTGCCCGTTTGTATAGCGATTTCTCTACCTTTGCATCTGATACTGCTTTCCCTTCTTTTAAGGCAGCGGAAAAGTCAGGATATGTTTTTCTCCATTGTTTTAAAGTATCGATATTTATTCCCAATTCCGCTGCAACTTCGAGATTAGTGGCTCCTTTTCTTGATAAGGATAAGGCTACTTCGGGACATCGTTCTGCATCGTATTTAGTTGGCCTTCCCATCTGTGCCATTACCTACCACCTCACTATCCACATAACAAAATTTACCACTATGAAAACGATGATTGTTCCAAATGCTGCTAATAGGATGCCTTCAATGGTGGTTGTCATCCGTTCAGCCTTCCACTGTTAATCTCCTGGAGCACTACCATGAATGCAGCGTTGCATTTGGGATCGGATGTGCCGGATATTTTTTCTAATAAGAATTTTATTGTGTTTATTTTATGCAAATTTTCGCCATCGTTGGGTACCAGATACGCAGATGATGGCGGTTTGGGTATTGGTGCTTTTACCATGATATTTCCTTTTTTAAATGCCGGGTGAAGAGCTGACCTTCATACAAGCAACTTATCGTATCAATTTTTGTTTCTGGGTTCCAATGACGCTGGTGACGCTTTTGAAATCATGAGGGTAACGAATGCAAAGACTTGATGAACTCATACCGAACGAAAGTTGGCGATACACGGACCCGGCCTCTTGTTTTTCTTTTTCTACATAACCAGACGAAAGCCAGTGATAAGGGGGCTTTCAACTCCTGTGTGTTGTTTCTCGTCTGGTTGTTATCTTCCCCGAGAAGGCGATCAAGGTGGTATGTGTTCTTACCTTCTGCGGGGTAATCTCCCTGACAGGAACAGTGAACCTGCCAAAAAGAACAGGGTGGATTAACCCTGTGATGTTGAGCCTTTGATAAGCCCGTATTCAATCCAATATACCTGATTTGGCAGGACAATTGTGTATTCAATCCGTCCAGCCGCTTCAGCCGCTTCAACCTGTGCGAGTGCCATTGCCTTATTTTCAGGTGTGAGATCGGTAGTGAGCCATGATTTCGTGGACTCGCTCATCTGCCATGAACGTCCTTCAACTCCTTCGGGTACCGCTACTACGGTATTATCTTTAGGATCGAAGAAGGCGATAACTTCCTTTTTCTGGATGTTCTGTATCCAGGCAATACCAAATCCAATAACTGCAAGGACAAGCGCCCACCACGCATCAAATACCGTTGTGGGAATTGTTGAGATGATGTCTACCATGTTTTTCAAATCTCCAAAATTTCTAGAAATTAGATTTGTTCACCCGGTTGTCTCCGGGAAATCCCACGTCTGTGAAAAACTGCTCCATTGCAGGTTCATGCTCATCTGCCCTTCTCCAAAGGATGACTGTGACTGGTGCCAGTTGTTCTGATACCCTAGGGTTGTCGTGTTCTCCAGCCCGGCCTGACTCCAGCCTGCCGCCGACATGGACCCGAACGTATTACCTGTTGATAGTGCCTGGAACTGAACTGCATCGGGTGTGATATCCAGCACCTGCATGTGGCCTTCACTCTGATAGTTGAGCATTCCATTACCGAATTGGTTGTTGACAAAAACTAACTCTTGAAATGCCGTTGCGGTGATGTTTGAGTTTGAAGCAATTGATTCATCGAACTGCCCGCATACTATACCGGGATTGCCAGACTGCCCGAACGACTGATATAAACTTTCCTCCTGGTATGCGCCGTTGGAGAAACTTACCAGCCTGGCGGTATCCTGCTGGATGATTTCGGTATTATTGAGTTTCGTTGATGCCAGATACTTGACGTTCTGCCCGATCAGTGTCTCTGAATACCCGCCTTGGAATTGCTGTGCTCCCGGTGTGGACAAGTTGCAGAGCAGGCCGTTATTGCTGATTTGCCATGTGAGATCGGTATTTACTATCATCCCGTCCGCTGCACCCTGCATCTGGATGTCAAGGGTGGCAGCTCTTGCGAATCCACCAGCACCGAAAACACATCCTACTGCTACAAGGGCGGCAGTGCAATAAGTTACAAATTTTCTTTGATTCGATGGCGTTAATTTGAGCCACCGATTAGAAAATGCCATGTATTAGAAAAAGAGAAGAGATATGATATTGTTTATTACCGTTCAACTGATGCGATTACTTCAATTGGTATATTATGCTCATCTAATACCTTTCCTGCGTAAAACAACAGATACCATGCCTTACAACTCTTGCAGGTATGGTGATTGTTGATATCCCACGGTGTGCCGTCTATGGTAGGTTCCCTGGTATGCTTCAGTTCTCTTCCACATAGTGCCGTTTCTGGAGATGTTTGATAGTGAACGGTATGTCCATGTGTTCGGCGGCTTACGTGGTTGGCTGCCCGCCATTGCCCGGCTGTCATTGAAAACCACCATGTCTCTGTATCCGTGATCCTACCCATTCAGTAGATATTTTGATATATTCAATAACTTCTGATAGGGTTGCATCATCCCCATCTGGAATTGTTCCGAACGTTCCATCATCGCGTTGGTAAACCCCTCTATGTGATGTCATGCCTGTAACCTTCCCGGTTTGATTTTGGATAACTTGCAGACCATTTCTGATGATTTCTTGCAGTAGTGACATTTCATATGGATGACATCACCACACATTGGGACATCTACGTAATCCCATGAAAACTTATTATCACTCTTGCATTGCGGGCACTTCCAGTAGAAAGTATATTTTTCCAGGGTAGGATGTTCATTGAGACTCATGGCTCCTTCACCTTCCCGTAATTGCCACGTGGTAACTTATCGGCGGTAACAAACTCCGGCACTGGAAAACATGACTGCCTTACAATGTGCTTCTGTTCTGGATGGAATGTTTTACCGCATCCTTCGTTCCGGCATGCTGCCGTATGGGTTGCTGCACTTGTGAACGGCTGGCCGCAATGGGGGCAACGAAGAAGTTTTAATACTCCTGGTTCGAGTGACTTCATGCAGACATCCTCTTGTGTATTTCTTCTATGAGTTGTTCATTGGTATAACGGGCCAGAGATGTGCATTGATTTACAATCGTTGTCTCTTCGTCTGCCCCGCAATCATATCCGCTGCACTTATCACATAAACAGTGTTCACTAAGATCGTTCCTCATCATTTCAACGCCACCATTGATTCCATTCTGTTATCACAGTTTAAGCAATGCCAGATAATTTTTAGAGTATATCCATCTACATCCATGAAAATTTTAAAGATCGTGCAATTGCAGATTACGCATTTCTGTGGATCGTTCAAATCGTAAGTCATTTCTTCACCACCTTACACCAATTCACATTCGTATAAAGTGTGAATGGGCATCTATACGGCCTGGTGGATTCTTCGGGAAATGTAAGAACGCAGGGAACTTCATTATGGCAGAAGTTGCATGCGTATTTGGTTTTCATTCGTCACCGTCCGATGTTGATACCCAAACAGATATCCAACTGGAGAAAGCCGCCTGACTAAACGGGCAATGTAATGGTGAATTTTCTGAAAGCGCAGGGAATACCGATATCAATCTACACGGATTTTGATCGTCACATACCCGGCATATATATTCAAATTTCATTCTCTCTCCTCCTCGAATCTCCTTCTAAAATATTTATCGAAGAGTGTATGGTGTTCTTCTTCCGTTATTTCGCGTGTGTCAACATCGGGTGAGCCGGGGAAATACCCGTCTAATACCAATTTGATATAGTATTTCATTTGTTCACCTTACGATTGAGAATTTCCCGCCATTCTATGAGATCCTTATTCCAGTCTTTATCTGGGAATGCAACAGATAGAGAAAATAAAAGGTATTCAATTTTTTTATATTCTGTATCATAGATTTGAATCATCCCTGCACCTCCTGCCAGACATGAGTTATCCCGCAATCTCCACAGGTGTAGAAATGTTTCCTATCGTGTGTTGTTCTGTCCTCCCACATGGAACCATTGCAAAAGTTGCATACCAGGCACCACGGATCTTTTTCAGCAATGATTATTATTCCCGGACCTTCTCTCATTCTTCCACCATTCCGCATTTTCTTAATTCAAATTCAAGGTCTTCTTCATATTTTCCTTTTCCACTGATTCTGATTTTAAGACCGTTCTTATTCGGCTTTACCTTGCCTTCAATCGTCCTTTGTGGATCGGCTTCGTAGAGCCATGTCATAGGATCAACGTCCTCTGACTGGATGTATGTGGCCTGTTCTGGATGCGTTGTCGTTCCTGGCAATGTGCACAGATGATTTTGAAAGATTTTACATCCTGATACTTCCATCCTTCCGCTGCCGGCCCACCACATACGGAGCACTGTTTTGATATGATTGGTGGGATTGAATTGTTACCCATCTGCTCCAGTTCATGCGAGAGTTCTTCATCCTTGTCGTAAATTACATTCCTGACGAATGCTTGGAATATGGCACTTTTTTCTCCCTGCGTAAATTCCGTTTCCCGTTGAAGGTCCAGGAATCGCTGCGTGATCTGGTCGGTCTGTTCCGGTGTCAGGTGGTGAGTGCAGTTGTTGAGTGCTGCGAATAGTTGATCTCCTGTCAATTCTTCCACCTCGCTAAAATGGTGAATATTAAAATGATTATTCCCGTTGTCAGTGCCGCCATGAGTAGGGCCAGCGGATATGTGATGATGTCGGAAGGAAGAATCATTCCCCCACCACCTCGCGGTCATGGTCCTCGAGCATGTTCATCCAGTGGTTAGGACAGTAGGACCGGTATGCCGGGTGAGCCTGTTCGGAGATGGAATACTCCAGGTGACATACGGAGCATTTGCACGTGATCATTTTCACAGTTCCACCTCTTCATTCTTATAATTACGGCCTCGATAGATGCACTTCTTTACATCCATGTTCGTTCCACAGTAGGAACAACGATAATATGAGTGGCTTCCGGTGACTGCCAGTTGCTTGCATTTCTGATTAGGGCAGATGACAGATACCTGGCCCGGCATGATATGAACGAAATCACTCATCTGGATCTTCTCCTTCAAAGTCTGCTTCTTCTTGTGGTATTCCTTTCCGACAATCAATACAGGCCCAATATCCACCATCTGATTCTCTCCAGACAGGATATGATCCATCTTTGCATTTAGGCGGTGGTGTTGTTGCTGTCATTTAATTCCTCATTTTTACGAAGTTCTGATTCTGTAACGATTTCTCTATGTGCTTCAAATTCCTTATAGAAAAGTCCCTTCTTTAAGAGAGATTCGTATAATTGAGACCTGTTACAGGAAGTCTGAATAGATTCGATTCGTTGGATTAGATGCATCGGGATTGTGATAATCACCGGTTGCCTCCGTTTTTCAAGTGGCAGTTTAGTTCTAGCCATGTATTGATATTAGAATAGAAAGTATATATATTATACTATTTTGGGTATTGGTGTATTATTTCCACTTCTCTTTTTAAAATTCGTTATTAAAAAGAGATATATTCTCTCTTGTTGTTAAGGTATGAAATTAATATTATATATACCTAACTAAAGTGTCATTTTAGCGGTTGGATTGTTGAAAAATGGGTGATACTCAAATACCAATATAATATATAATTTCTATTTTGAAAAATGGAATAATGGGATTATCCTTCAGTAGTCAAGCAATCCTTGACAACTGGAAATCCACCATTCTCAACAACAACCAATCCGGAATAGGCTTCCCGGTAACGGATAAGACGTTCTGACCACGGCTCCATACCGTAATCCCATATCCAGGTAGAATGAAATTTGTTGATTTTTCCCATCAGTCGCATATCAATGGTGACGGTCCCGGTACCCTTCCGTTCAATAAGTCTCTCTGATGGTTGGATGGGATTCGTTCTTCGTATCCATGCCTTCGGTGCACCCAGGGATTTAGGACTGTATTGCTCCCACTGTTCGAGCATCTCATCAGTCCTGAAATAAATCCCAACTTGCTGTTTGACTTTGGCCCATACCTTGAAGTCTGGATGGTGCTTTCTCATTCCTACTCTTTCAGGAAATGAGTATGCCACATCATCTGCGGTGACGATGGATTTACCACATGATGCCAGATACTCACGGGATTGTTGCCGGATTTCTGCAACGGAAAAATTGAGTGCCATCTATTCCACCCGCTGGTATATCCTGCATCCTGTTGTTTGCCTGCCGACTACTTCGCAGACCTCACTTCTACCGAGAATTGCGCCGATCTTACGTGGTGATATCTGGCGGTGGGTAATGGCAATATCTGATGATGAGAACTTTGTTCCTGGTGGACGGGATGAGATCCATTTCTCAACTTTTACAACGTCTCGCCCCAACATGCGGTAGGAAGTCACGATTTCACCGCCTTGAGATGAAACGAAGGGCAGTTCTTTTTTGCATTCCTAATTGAATACTGACATATTCCACTAAAGGAAGTATATCGGCACTTCTGGTTTACACCGTGAAATTTACATGGGTGTTTCTGTGCCTTTAACTTCCTATCGAATGCAAGTTGTCTTTTCCTGATGCGTTCTTTCTCTTCCATCTCTTCGATGAACTTCTCGCGGGCCTTCACAATCTCCGGATTCAGGCGCATGAAACATGCCTTGCACATCTCTCCGCCTACTCTGTAGTAATGTTCCTTGCAGATGCCACATAGGACCATACCACGATGTAATGAGAAGTGGCAACGATTACACAGGACGATACATCCGGATAATTCCAGGTTGGTATATGCGCCTTTGTATGATTCTATGTAAGGATGATGGGCGGTGAGTTTGTCGTTACTTCCGCACCACTGGCAGGTCTTACCTTCGCAGAATTGTTTGATGTTGTCTTTGTGTTCTTCACTATTCCAGATTTTTTCCAGTCCTTTTCTCCGGTTATTCGTCCTGCGTGTCTCCGGGCAGGTGACGGCTGATGTGGA